CCAGCGACTTAGTGAGCGGCACCGCGATGGCCACCACCGCGCCAAGCGCAGCGCCGAGAATGCCAAAGCCGCCGAGCAACTGCGGCAACTGCTGACCGAGCGCAACGCTCGCAGCCGTGCCGGCGCCGACCTGCGTTGCAAAGTCGCCGACCTGGAACGAGACGTTCTGCAAGCTGCGCCCGAACGCGCTGCTTGATCGCGTGGCCTGCGGCAAGGCAACCGCGCCAGCCGCCCGAACGTTATCGTTGGCAACCTTCATGGCGCGGCCAAGGCCGGTTGCCTGGTTGCGCGCTTGCAGCATAATGTCGGCCAGGTCGTCGGTCTTGACGCCGGCCTTTTGCATTGCTTGTTCCAGGTCTCTGGTAACGCGCTTGGTCTGCCCGAACTTGTCAACCAACCGACCAGACGCATTGACCGTCATCCCGATCTTGTCTTCGAGCCGGTCGAGCGTCTGGTTTAGTTTTGCAAAGTCGGTTTGGACATCGGTTGTGTCCGCCGCGATCTTCACGCGCATTTCGGGCAGTGCCATGCTCTAGCCTTCCTTGGGATAGCCGCGCGCCATCCAGTCCTGCAATTCGCGCACCGTTCGCCTTGTCAGTTTGCCGGGATAGTTGCCCGGCTGGTCATCTTGGTGATGTTGCAACAATAACAGAACCTCGCCAAGCGTCATTGCCCAAAACTCACTTGGCGCCAAGCCCAGCCCGCGAACGCAATTGAGGTAAAGCGCATTCCAGGCAATCGGTTCTATTTCGACTTCTGGGTGCGCTTGGGCTTTGCGGCTGGAGCCGCTGGCAACTTTGGGCCGGCTGCATCCTCCGGTGGGCTGATCGCCGTTACCAGCGTTTCGCAGAACGAAATGATCCAACGCGCCTCGTTGTGCGAAAGGTCGTGCATCATCTCGCCGTAAACGTCATCTTCGCTAACCTTAGCGCCGGCCTCCCGCAGAAAGCCGCAGGCGATGGTCGCCAGGTCGAAGATGGGCAGCGCGCCGGATTCGGCTTGCGTGCCGACTTTGTGAATCACGCCCAGCAGGTTAATATCACCATCACCCTCGATGCGTCGAAGCATCCGCACCGATGGCGTGATGAAATAGGTTTCGCCCTGGTAGGCAATCTCAATCTCGCGGAATACGCCAGCCATTTTGAGCCTCTGCTTTCTGAGGGGCACCCCTCAATAGAAAAAAGGCGGGCGCATGATACGCCCGCCCGATCACCGGCGACGTGGAACTAGGTTGTTGTCCACGTCACTGCGCCGCTGGAGGCAACCGTCATCGAGAAGGTTGCCGCCTCTGCGCCATCCGCGCCGCTGCCCTCAAACGAGTTGATGACAAACGATCCGGCAATTGTGCCGAGAGATTGCACGTCAAAAGCGAACAGGTGCGTTGCCGCCGAGACGCCGGCATTTGCGGCCAGGCCCAGGAAAGTTCCGGTGGTCAGCACGCCTTCAACCGTCATCTCAAACGATTTGCGGCCAATGTCGTCCAGATAGGTGACAATGCCGGAATCGTCCTTGTCGGTGATGTCAATGTGTTCATTGCTGATCGTGAAGCCATCGGTACGCGCGCCCGCCATGTCGGCATAGGCCGCGGACGCCGTGGCTTTGTACTGGACGCGCATATTGCGCCCTGCTGCTGCGGCCATCTATTTGATCCTTTCGAGATTGCCGGTTGATCTGTGCCGCGTTCGCGGTCGTTGGAGCGTTAGCCGAGGCTAACCACCCGAAACTCGACCATGGCGCGGCGGGTAATGCCGTCGTCCTCGGTCATGAATTCCATATCGGTGCATTCGGTCGTGACGTGGCCGGTCAGCCCGCCCAGCGTCACGCGATGCAGCGCCAGGAACACCTGCCGCGCGATGGCCTTGATGGCGAGTTCGCTTGGCGTCCGGTGCCACACATCGACTTGAATCAACGCCTCGCTGCCGGCGTCGTCTTTGGTCGTAAAGCCATCGTCAGTCAGGAAGGCGAGCGTGATATAGGGGAAGTTCCCCGCCGCCTCGGCATCGACCACTTGCGGCGCACCTAGCGTCCAGATCGGCGTTTCTGTGCTGGCGCTGGTCAGAAGCGTTGTAACCGCTGACACGTTCACGGCGTCATAAACGGCCTGCTGTATCTCTGCCGGCCTCATCGCGTAAACCGATTGATAACGTCAAGAATGAGGCGATCTAGTAGCTGCTCCGCTTTATAGCGCGCCGGTCGCCATGCTGGCCTGGGCAAGATGCGTTGGCCGGTTCTGTATTTGTGGCCATATTCCAGCGCCCGCGCATATTTCACACGGTTCACAATCTCAACGCCATCGGGCAATTGCCGAAATGTCATGCCGCCCGCAAGCCGGCCCGTGTCAGTCTGCGGCGCCTGCCCTGGTGCGCTAGCTTGATGCCGCCGCCGCGGGCTGTATTTGGTATAAACTCGACCAGACGCCGGCCCGCGCTGATAGCGCTTGATAATATCGCCGTGCAGCCATAGGCCGGTTTTCGTGACCGCCTCATGGATACCCGCATCCAATTCTTTCTGCCGGCTGGCAAGTGCGGCGCGCATCTGCGCCAGCCCTTCGATGCTCGGCTTGACCATCACCATCAGCTTGCCTCCCCGCCCTGTATATCGATCTCCAGCCAGCGGTTGCGCCGCTCCAGATTGTTAATGAACGTGATATTGTGCGCCTCGCTGTCGATCAGCACCCGGTCGCCTTCGCGAAGGCCCGAGAAGTACCGCACCACGATCCGAGCGCTTGTTCGCGCCTCGACGCGGTTGCTCAGAAACCGCTCATAGCCAGACAGCGCCTTGTAATAGGCTCGCGCGGCAGCGCCGCTGATCGTGGACCAGGTTTCGGTTGCGCCGCCTGCACCATCGGCCACGCGGGTTCGCCGCTGGAATGTTACGGGTGTTCGCAACATGCCGGCGTTCATATCGCAGCATTTCATGGGTTAATTCTCCTGCGGGATGCTTGATCGCGTTCGCGGATCGCCGCTGTTGAGAATGATGCTAAAAGATGCCGACACGTCCGCCGTTCCGGCAGCAACGCGCGCCATAAAGCCAATGTCCGTAAGTTCAGAGAATGGTCCTAGCGGAACTTGCAAATTTGGCGAGATAAACCCCGAAACGCCGTCATATTCCTCGACAAGGCGCATGGCGGAATATGGCGCGGCAGTCTGCAAAATGTTATCGCGCCGGAAGAACAGAACGTCGGCTGTTTTGGCGGAATCCACCGAGAAGGTCAAATCGGTAACGTAAGCATGAAAGCCCAGCGGCACGCTATAGGCTGCAATTAGACTTTGCGCCTCTGGGAAGCCCGTGGCGCTGATCTGCGCCCACTCGGTCCCGCCGCTTGTCTCGATCACGATGGCCGCGCTATGCGAGCCGGCCGCGGTGCTGGCGTAGGTGCCACTCGCCGAAACATAGCAGCGAAATACTCGCAGCCAGGTCGTCGTACTGAGCGCGCCCGCGCTTTCCCCGTTGGTCGCAATCGTCTCGCGCGCAAAAGCGCCGGTCTCATCTAACCCTTCAAGTGTCACCGCCCGCGCGCCTGATCCCGCGGCGGCGTCGTTGGCGTTGCCTGCCCGCACCCGTAGCGCAGTCGCACCGCTTACCTGCGGCGTGCGATAAACGCCGTCGATGGTGATTGGTACGGTTGTAGTTCCCACCGCCCCATTCCGGCCGAACTTGCTAACCTTGGTCAGGCCGGTCGAAATGCGGCGGGTAATGTCGAGATAGGACGGATGCGCCATCAGACTTCCAGCACCTCATAGCGCCGGATCAGCTTATCAACGCCGCTGCCAACATAGGCATCGGCTGGCGTGCAGCCGTCGCCGCGATGCTCATACGCGAACGCTGCAAGCTGCCGGATCGCGCGCCGGATCGGCGCTGGCACGTCGTCAGGCTCTGCGCCATAGCCGGCCACGTAGACGATCTCGATGGCGTTGTTGGCTCGCAAGGCAACCGGCCAGGTCGCGCCGACTTGCAGCGTCAGTCGCCCCGGCAGGCTTGCCGTGTCCACGTCAAACGTGCTGCCAACCGTGACTGCCGTACTGGTGCCGTCCTCATCGTAGACCGTGCATGACGTGATCGAAGCCAGCGGATAGCGCGGCAGGCGCACGTCGGTTGCGTTGGCTGGCCCATGTAATTCGGCGATGCTGCCCTGGCGCACGCCATCCCACCACGGCTCGCGTCCGCGCGTTGGCCAGCGATCAAGCGTCAGTTGCCAGGTCTGCGTAATCAGCGCCAGACCGGTCACGTCCTCCAGTTCCTGCGTGCATTCTTGGATCAGCACGGCCAGGTATTCGTCCTCGCCGTCGTCCTCGATACGCAGATGCTGCTTGAGTTCGCGGATTGTGATCGGCTCGACCGCAGGCGCGCTGGTTCGCCGATTGGCGCGATAGTCCCAAAGCCGCATCAAAGCACCTTCTCAATCTGCATAATGTCGTACCCCTCATTCGGGAAGGTTTCGACACGCCCGCCGCTATAGGTCACGTCCCACTCCAGCCGATAGACGCCATGCGTGGCCGTCTCGGTGGTGCTGAGTTGGTATTGCACCACGCCGCCGGTCGCGCTTGAGACCGTCACGCTTTCGCCATCAATCACCCGCGTCGTGCTGCCGATGCGCTTGGCCCGGATCGTGACCGTTGCGCCGGTCAGATTGATGACCGTGCCGGCGCTGTCCTTGAGCGTGGTCGAGATCGTCGGGCTGTCGTCATCTTCTTTGATGTGAAAGGTTGCCATTTATTCCTCGTCCGCCGTCTGGTTTGGCCCATCCGATGCAAGCGTGCTGCTGTTGCCGCCGTCGTCAATCGTGCTGCTGTTACCCGATCCGCCAAGCGTGCTTGTGTTAACACTGCCGCCAAGCGTGCTTGCATTCTGCGATCCGGTTAGCGTGCTGGTCGTGACGCTAGCCCCGGCATAGACCACGCGCCCGGTGATAAACTCGCCGAGGAAGCCAGCACCGTTGATTAGTGCGGCTGGAATGGTCAGCGCACCCGTGCCGGTGATGGTTCGCTCTGCCGTGCCTGCGATGACCGTTACCGGCAGCGTCATGGCTCCTGATCCGGTCACAGCTCGCTCGGCCAGGCCGGCAACCGTCAGCGATGGCATGACCACCGCGCCCGATGCCGTGATTGATCGTTCCGCTACGCCAGCCACGAACGCAGCCGGGAGCGTCAACGCGCCCGTGCCGGTGATCGTTGTGTCGCCAACAGTTGCACCGGCTCCGCTGATCACGATGCCGGGAAGCGTTATGCTACCCGATGCCGTGACATCGCGAGTTGCAGCGCCCGAGACGGTCAGCGCCGGCAAGGTGATCGCCCCGGTTGCGTCTCGCGCGATAGCGCCCGCACCAGAAACGGCAATGGCGCCAAGCGTCAACGCACCCGTTCCGGTCAATGACCGCTCGGCAACGCCGGCAATCGTTATGGCTGGCAGAACAATCGCGCCCGATCCATCAATCTCAGCCAATGCCGTGCCGGCGCCGGCAACCGTTATAGCTGGCAAGGTGATCGCGCCCGTGCCGGGTATCTCTCGCTCGGCCGCGCCTGAAACAGCCAACGCTGGCAGAACAATCGCGCCCGTCGCATCGCGGGCAATTGCCCCCGCGCCGGTAACTGTGATGGCCGGCAGCGTGATTGCGCCGGTCGCATCCCTTGCAATAGCGCCAGCACCGGAAACCGTGACGGCTGGCAGAACAATCGCGCCGGTGCCTGTGAGCGCCCGCTCGGCCAGGCCGGAAACAACGATGGTCGGCAGAACAATCGCGCCGGTGCCGGTCTTTTCTGCTGTCTTGGTCCCGGCACCCGAAACTGTGATGGCTCCCAGCGTGATTGCGCCTGCGCCGGGAATCTCACGCTCGGCCACGCCCGAAACGGCAATGGCTGGCAGCGTGATTGCGCCAATCCCTGTTCTTGTGCCAATAACCGTGCCGGTGCCAGAAACAGCTACTGCGGCAAGCGTGATGGCCCCGGTACCAGTGAGCGGGACCAAAGGCCGGAGCGCCAGAGTGAAGACCTTTGTGCCCCCCCCGATGGCGTAGTTCCGGTTGTATGAGACTGTCCCAGTTGCGCCAGCACTGTCATACTGACGCCAAACCATAGAAACACCCGCTTCATTCTGGGCGTTGTCAAATTGGTTTGTTGAACCAACGATATATGACGTGAAACCAGCCTGTCCCGCAGGCCAAGCGCAACCGACTTGTGCGTAGGAATCAACGCAGACGCCGCGGATGACCATGGCATTGTCTGTGACCGTTGTGACGGATGGGCAAGCGGCAGAGCTGGCTTGGGCAATGGATACGTCCTCCGGGGTGTCGGGGTCTACCCCGCGAAAGACCACGATGCTGACCGCCGCCGCATATGTCGAGGAAGGGCCATCCATGCTTACGGTCGTGTCTGGCGTCGCTCCTTGCACTTTCCGGTTAACGTGAAAATCAGGACTGAAATTTGACAGCAGACGGGTATATCCGCTCGTATTGACCGGGTCAGTCCGGCCTGAGCCAACAAAATTGTCCTCCGCTTGCGAGAAGATGATGACAACATCCCCTTCCTGCATTGAGGGCAAAGAGATGCTGTTGGCGGTTGACCCAGGGGCGAGGCGCGCGTAGACGCGACCAACCTCTGTAATGTCCCAATTATCTACAACGTCCTGGTCCGGTTGAAGGGCGAGGACTGCCGTCTTGTTGTTGTCGGAAGAGTTCCAGGTGAGGCTGGCCGGGCTTTCTGTTCCTGCTGTCGTGACATTCTTTGAGCACATAGCGATAGATTGGCCGGCTGTCGTGCTCGCATTGCCAGTATTTACTTCAGCCGTGTTTGAATATCCGCTCGGATAACTGTTAACAGTGGTGTCATCGTCATCTAGCGCCGCAATGGCGACTACCCAAGCGCCATTTGTATTTGTCGTTATAGAATTAAAACTGGATGGCGTACTGTTATTGTCCTTCATCGCCGGGGTGTCGGCGTCAAAAATGCGCTTATCTACCCCGCGGAAAGCCTGCATCACAACTACGGCATCATTGGTAGCGGCTCCCCGAATGCGGACATTAGCCGGGACGGACGCACCAACCAAAAGCGCCGCGACGTGGAGCGTAGGGTCATCTCCTGAAGTCGCCTGAAGGACGGGGAACCAATCTTCGTCAACAGAATAATCAATTGGAAACACGTTGCCGGTTGTGACATAGCTAAGATCAGCAGACGTGGCGAGGATTATTACATCCCCTTCTTGAACGCCAGAAGGAAGGCTAATATCTGTGGTCGTTGATCCGCCCGTTACTGTGCCCGTGCTTGAGCCGACAAATGAAATGGCCATCAGACAGCCTTCTGCACCTGGACGAACTCCTCAGCGCGCCACGCTGCCGGTCCTTCAGCGTAGAGCGTCATCCCAACATCGACGCTCCAAGCAATCATGCTCTCCGGCCACTGCCGGAAGATCTGCCGGAGGTCCCGGCGAATATCATTTGTGGAGTTGCGCCAGAGCGTCTTGACAACCCAGGTCGCTGGGTCAGGGTCAGCCGCCAAGACTGCACGGAGGACCTCCGCCGCACCCTCGGCCTGCTCCGCGTATGTCTTGCCGCTTGCTTCTCCGGCATCCGAAGGGAAGCCGACCGGCAATCCGGCATTCCAGTCAGCCAGCCATTCAGCCGCCCCAGGCGCTGCGAAGGGCATTGGTAAGCTACTTTACGATGCCGGCATGGTGACGGTGAGGCTTGACACGCTAACCGTGTCGCCTGCGCCGATGGTAGTGCTGCTCAGGTTGATTTCAGCGCCGGTCGTGCTGACGGTCGCCTCCAGAATCTTTGTGGCGCCACCACTATAAAAGCTGGCTTGCGCTGCCGTGCCGCCGGTCGCGTTCGTGTCGCTGGTGATGCTAGCAGCCGTGCTAACACCGCCAGTGGCCGCGCCAAACGCCGTGGCCGAAAAGGTTAGCGTTGCAACAGCCGCATCGGTCGCGGTCTGGAACACTAGCGTTCCGGCGCCGCCGACGTCGATCAGATCAACCACCGCATCCGCGGCGGCGTTGCGAGTTGCTGTTTCGAGAATCGCCATGGCCCTTAACCTTTCGCCAGGATTGCATCGGCCTTCGCGGATGCGTCAGCCAGTGCGGCTTTCTCGGCCGCAATCTCTTGCACAATTTCGCCTTTGCGCTTGGTCAGCCGCTCGACTTGCGCGCTTGCCTTGGTCAACCTGGCTTCAACCGTCTCCAGTTCTGCCAGGCTCTGTCGTAGATCAGCCATCGCTTTTTACTCCTAGATATCGCCTTTCCTCGTCGGTCAGGCTCGCTTTCACTTCATCCGGCCAGCGGTTAGGATCACCGTCGGCCTTTATCTTTCCATCTTTGTCGCGGACCAGCACGAACCCGCGCATCTTTAGACGTGGCAGACCGGCCTTATTGCTCATGCTTGGGCCTCCGACCTCGCCGCTTGCGCTCTGGCGCCGTGACGACTTTCTTTTCCCGGTCATCCTCTGCCGGCAACCATACGGCCGCGCCGGCATCCACAGCCCATATGGCTGGCTCGCCCTCGATGATTGCGCCCAGCTTAAACGTCACCACCGTGTGGCCCTCTGGCGCGCAGCGAAACCCACTGGCGGAAATAATCTCTGCTCTCATTTGCCTGTCTCCCGCCGCACCAGTTCGTTAGTCGGTCGCGTGTGATCGTAGCGCCGCTCGATTTCCTCGACGCTGGGCAGTTCTGCCCGCGGCTCCAGGCGGATCGTCTTGCCGTCTTCCTCCAGGCTCAAGTCATAGCCGTCATAGCCATAAATCTTGTTCTGCAACGGCTCCAGCGCATCCATCATCGCCGTGCTGCTTGGCAACGTGACTTTGATGCCCCGTTGGCTGGCAGCGCCGAGCCAGTATTCTACGCACCCGCGCCCGCGCTCGGCATAGTGCGAATGCTCGTAAGAATAATCCGCCCCGAAAAGGCTGATCCGCTTGACCTTGTAGTGGATCGCCAACGCAACCGCGTGCGCCGCCGTGTTGTTGAAGTAGGGCAGGTTTAGATCATTCACCACGTCCTGCAACGGAAACGCCGTCAGCGTCGGGTAACGGGTCAACAAGTCATCATCTACATGGCTAGTGATGATCGGCCCAGGATACGTCTGCATAAAGCGCAGCATGTGCGCGATGTTGCTTTGCGGCCTGGCTGCGGCCCTGGCTTCCTGCACCCGCAGGTCGTCCATGTGGACCATCCGGTTCGACACCACCGAACCAGCAGCGGCGTTGATCGCCCACACCTCATCGCAATAGCCAACTGCGCCGCCAAGCACCTTGGTGATATCGACAAACGTGTTCAGGCTCGGACCCAAGGCGCAGATCGCCAGATGCTTGCCTTCCAACACCGCACCCGGTCCAGACGCGGCCCGTTCGCATCGGGCAACCAGCGTGCGACCCGGCTCATCACTCACCGGGCTTTCCGGCCCGGCTTGATGCTTCATTTCCAGCACCTGCCAGCCGGCCTCGGTCAGCAGATCGTGGAACTCCTGCTCGGTGTAGTGCCGATGGTGGAAGCGATAGTTCTGGAACGGAAAGTGCGTCTCGTTAGGCACGCTGCAAAGCAGCGTCTTGGCCGGAATGGCCTTTAGCACCGGCAGCGGATCGGCCAGATGCTCGATCATCTCGAAGGCAACAGCAACGTCAAAGTCGCCGTCATAGCTGGAGTTCGTCACGTCAGCGGCGACGTATTCCGCGCCGCCATAGTGCTGCTTGGCATAGGCGACCGTCTCAGGGTCACGATCAACGCCAAGCACGCGGCGGGCATTGCGGGCAAGCAGGTTGCTGCCGTACCCGATCCCGCAGCCCAGGTCGATCACCCGCGCCTGCTGGTCTATATGCTGATCGGCCCACTGGTAGCGGGCAATGTGGTCCTGACGGATTCCGTCCAGGGTCGGGGAAACTTGGCGTTCGCCATCGTTGAGGGGCATCAATTCACCTATTGATCGGAGGGGCACACTAACCAGCCGGCAGCACCGGCTCGTTGCTGTGTCCCAGCGGAAAGGGTAGGGGGACTTGAAGTCCCCCCACCTCTCCCACCGCTTAGGTGGCGACTGCCGCGCGATGCGGACGGCCCAGGATCGCGTTTACCGCAACCGGGGTGCCAGCGGTCGCAGTGGACGATACGTCCACCCGCACATAGCGGCTCCCGCCGCGGTAGCCAATGCGCTTGGTCACGTTCTCGGTCGAGTTATCGACGCGAGCAGCGGCGGCAAGGCCAGCCCCCGCCTCTGTCCCAAGCAGGTCCGCGTCTGCAACGCTGGTCAGCGAGCCAGTGGCATCGCCTTCCAGAACCGTCACAGAAAACACCGCGCCGGTTGCCGTGATGGCGCCATAGGCAATGTCGAACTCGACGGAATCATACCCGCGAGTGTCGATCACGCTTCCGGTCTGGCCGGTGCCGGTTGTGCCAACAGCAACCGGGGGAATTACCCGGATGATATCGACATTGTTGTGCATATCACGATATGCCATGTTCGTTGTCCTTTCTGCCGTCAGGCTATTAGTTGATAAACTTGATGATCTTAAGCGCCTCGAAGTTGATTACATCACCGCCCACACGCTTGGTTGTGTAGAACTGGACATAAGGCTTGTTCGAGTACGGATCGCGCAGCGTGCGGATACCTACACGATCAACGATCTGATAGGCCGCGCGCAGATCACCAACGGCAATGGACAACGAGGAGGCGGCAATGTCTGCCATGTCCTCGAAATCAGCCACCGGATAGCCGAAGAAGGTTGACGGCTGACCAACAGCACCGGGCGCCCAGACGTAAGCACCGTTGGAGTCCTTCTCCAAGCGAGCAGCGCCAAGCGTCGAGCGGTTCATGAACCAAGTAGCGTTCTGGCGGTACTGCATCTTGAGCGCGTAAAGCGCCGTGATCAGCGTATCCAGGCCATTCGGAGCGGCCGCAAAGTCGCCCGAAACGCCCGTATCGAACTGCTCGATCTTGCCATGCTCGAAAGTGCCGGCAGTCGTCCAGTCGTCATAGGTCATAAACCCACGCGGCTGGCCAACGCCGGAGCCGGTCACAAACGCGGTATTTTCTTTCCGCGCGAAGTGATCGGCCACCTTGCCCGACAACCACTGCTCGATATTGATGGACGCATCATCCAACAGCTTCTGCGTGGCCTGCGGTTTGGCATACATCTCGTGAACCGGGATGCGCCAGGTGCCAACTTCCGGCGTGTCCGTTACCGCACGCGCCTCAGTTTCATTGACCCAGCCGCTGGAGATTTCGTCATTGTCAATGACGCCTTCCAGGGCATCGGTCGAGATGACCTGTACGCTAGCATAAGCGCGAACCGGGCTGGTCTCGTAGATGCGCGCCGTGATCCGCCCCGACATATCGGGATGGACCAGATAGCCGCCGTCTGGATCGCTGCCGACCGAAAGCGCCTTGGCTTCGTCAGCCGAAAGCACGCGGTCATCCTTGCGAAGGTAGCGGTCGAACGCAGTCTTGTACTGATCCAGATCGGCCGCGGTATATTCGCGGACATCCGAGCCGTGACGCTTGGCGTTCATGCGTGCCCAGTCGAGCGCCTTTTGGTCAAGGTCGATAGCCTCGCCCTTGGCGTCGGTCACAACGCGGGACTGACGCTTAACGGCCAGCGCCGCAGCGTCGGCAATCTCGCTCGCCTTGGCCAGATCGGCCTCCATGCGGCTGATCTTGTCGGCCAAGAGCGGATCGCCCTCGCCCTTCTTTTCGATCTCCGCCAGCCGCTCCTCGTTCGCGGCCTTCATCGCCTCAAAGGCAGTGTTGATATCATCAACCGCCTTTACGACGTCCTTCAGTTCAATTTCCGGCATTTCTTAGGTTCTCCTGTAGCCGATTGAGTGATGCAAAAACGCCTTGCAGCGCCTCCGCGTCTGGCTCATCCACCGCTACATCGTCCCGATGCGCCGCAAAGCCTTTGAAGCCCTCGGCGGCAACCGCCTTGGCCTCGCGCTGAGAAAAGCCCGCGTCCCGCAAGGCTTTCTCAAACTCTCTGATGGTCCGGATGGACTTAACGCCCGTCACCGTTGCCCGCTCGTTCATGGGGAACGTGACCAATGAAATCTCGAATAGTTCGACTTCTTCCAGCGCACGCACGCGGCCATCCGCTTCGTCGCTGGCAGCGATGGTACGATAGCCAATGCTCATGCCATCGAGCGCGCCGTTCTTCAGCAAGGCGTAGGCTTCCATGCCCTTTTGCACGTCCAGCAGCAGCCGGCCCTTTACCCAAAGGCCACGCTCATCCTCGGCCATCTCATCCCAGACGCCGATGACCTGGTGCGGATCATGCTGCCACAGCATCTTGACGCGCCGCTCGCCCTTGAGCGTCTTTGTGAATGCGCCTGGCCGCATCACGTCCATGCCGCCGTCGACGTTATGAAAGACGCTGGCGTAGCCCTCAAAGCCGCCGGTCTGGTTGAGTTCCTTCAAGTCGAAGGCCGCGTTTTTGTATTGCATCGGGTGTCCCTATTCGATGCCAGGGATGACATGCACCGCCTGACAGCGGCAATTGATGATGTTGCCTGGATGGCCGTTAGGATCGCCGGGAAACATGATGGCATTTGATTTGCCGTTGATTTGCGGCACGTTGAAAAACGCATCCATGGCGACCGTCACGCCGTCCATGCGGCGATGATCGAACTCGGCAATCGGCTCGTTGAAGTCCCGAATGCGGGTGTCGGCCACGCTGACCCATTCCTTTTGCAACAGCAGCCCGGTGGCCTTTGCCGCCTCGTGCGTGCCGTGGTTGGCCGCGCCGTGCGTCTCGGTCCTGGCAATCAGCGCGCCACGAACGCGCGAAATGCGCTGGCTGGTAGCTTCCAACGCCGTAGCGATCTCATCGAGCGATTGGCCTTGCTCCTGGCCGCGCGTTAGGCGTGTGATGATCCGCTGCCGCGTCGTTTCGGCAATGTCCGTGATTTTCTTTCGGATCGCCTCGGCGCGGATATATTCCAGCGCCAGCCGCTGGAACAATTCCGCAAAGCCCTTGCGCTCCAACTGGTGCAACCCGCGCGCCTTGCCGTCGCTCAGGATACGCTCGCCGAACGCGGTAATGGTGGTGCTGGCCAGGTCGGCAAAGATCGCCGCAACCCGCGCCTCGTGATCGGCGGGCAGATACGGCACCGAGCCGGTCGAGCGCAACCCATTGATCATTTCCATGGTGGCCCGGTGAATCTCGACCGCTAGTGGGCGCTGGTATTGAATGGTGATACTCTGCTGCAGACGCCGCTGCTGAAAGGCAATCTTTTGACGGTCCAAGCCGAGAAGCGTTCTCATTCGCTTTTCACCTCCCGCGGCTCGCCATAGGCCATGGCCTTTATGTCCTCTGCGGTCATGTCGGCTGGCAGGCCGTCGTTCATCGAGAGCGCATCCGCAAGCCCGACCTGACCGGCGCTAACCAGCAGCACGTCGCCTTCCGGCAAGGGCTTATATCCCTTGAGTTCGCGCCGCTCGTTGATGGTTAGGTCAGTGGCCTTGTCGGCCATGTCCCAAAGCGTCTTGCGCTTGTCGGCAATGGCCGGAATCTGATCGAGATCGGCCTTGATAACCTGGTCGCCAAAATACGGCCCAAGCCACATGCTCCAATCATTTGCGAGGCGATCCACTAGCGGAATCACCGTATCTTCCCAGAAGGCCAGCCGCGCCTCGGCATAGTTGGCGAACGTGTTATCGCCTTTGACGCCCATCAACAGCGGCGGCACGCCGAACGCCAGGCAGATATCGCGGGCGCTGGCATAGCGGCTTTCTAGAGCGTCCATGTCGGACGGGCTAAAGGCCATCGGTTGCCACTTCATGCCGCTTTCCAGCAGCATGGGTCGGCCAGCATTGGCCGCGCCGGAAAATTGCGTCTCGACCTGCGCCTTTAGCCGGTTGAATTGCTCGCTGGTCAGATCGTCCTCGGTCTGGAGCGCGCCGCCCGGTCGGGCGCCGTTTTGCAGCAGCGCCTTGCCCATGGCTAAATTGTCGTTGTGCGTGTCGATGCTGTATGCGCCCGCCTCGATTGGCGACATGCCATACCAATCATCGAGCGGGTTAAACAACTTGTCGTGCCGCACGTCGGATTCCATGCTGCCCGGATCAACATCCCAGCGCCTGGTTTGCCCGCCAATGGCGTAGACATAGGCTAACGGATAGCCGTCATTGCCAGGGATCACCTTCATGCGATCCGGTCGCAGCGTATAGAGTTCGCGCGGCTGACTGCTGACCATGATCCGCTCATCATAGCGATTGCCCGCAATCATCAGATAGCTGATGGTCGCCATGACGTATTCGTCGCCACTCTGGCCGGGATTAGGCTTGGCCAGCAGGTCAAGAAACGGGCTTTCGCTCAGTTCCGTTTCGCCCCGCCATGCGGTCCAGCGCACACTTGCCACGCTTTCGGCGATCCGCCGGACGCACTGATAGGCGATGACGTTGCGCCGATAGCCCTCATCCGCGAAGGCTGCATAGTCGCGATTGCTCCACGCCGGTTGCCCTGGCGACGTGACCAGCAGCGCACCGACCTTGGATGCTTTGGCCTCAGCCCGCGCAAACCAATCCCGCCAACCCATCAAAGCACCCGCACACGCGGTTGGCGGTTGATGGCGAGACGCGCGAACGCACCGGACGCGGCGTCGATCTGGTCCTTATACTTCCCGACCGGGAAGGACTTGTGCTCATCAATGAACATCTGATTCCAATCGCCTTTCGCCAGCTTGACGTTGCCGGCTGCTACCTGTGCCGCATAAGGCTCGGCCCGCAGTTCCTTGGCACCGGTCGCGCGATCAGCTTCGACGCTATAGCCAGCCAGGTTGCGGATCGTGCCTTCCGCCGATTCTTTGCCGCCGCTGCCAGGCTCCTGCTCGACCGCCACGCGGCACTCGATGCCGTCCATTTCCGCCGTCTGACGGATAACGCGCTCGCGCTCGGCAGCAGCCCACTGGCCGCGCACCACGTCCAGAACGATAAAGTCACCGTTGGGCAGCACGCCCATCTTGACGCCTGCTGTGTACGCCCCGCCGCCTTTGGTGCCGGCCTTGTCCCAATAGCGGATCAGTCGGTCGATCCTGTTGGGCGCCTGCCGAACCTCCAGCTTCTCCCACTCAAAGAAGCCACCGCCTCGCGGTAGCGGCGTCTGCTGCATCTGACCAGCGAACGCATACGGCCCCATGATGGTGCGGTCGCGTTCGACCACCTCGGCAGGGAAGCGTTCCGGGAACAGCAATTCGCCTTCCGTCTCGCGCCAGTCCGTAAAACCGATGCTGGTCTGGCAGCGCCTGGCCGGGTCAAACTCCATCGGCAGGCAAAGATGCTCATAACCGTAGTCGTTTTCGAGGATCAGCCCCGACACGTCGCCCTCATGCAGGCGCTGCATGACGATGACGATGGCCGAGCGGTCAGGGTTATTGAGGCGCGTCGGCAGCGTCTCCTGGAACACCCGCACCGCCGTCTCGCGATGGGCGGGCGATAGCGCAGCCTCTACGCTGTGCGGGTCATCCCAGATTACGCAGTTATGAACTAAAATTCCGTTCGCGAAAAAGCATTGGGTGCCTTCCACCTGGATATCGTAGACCATTTCTGATCTAGATATTTTTTCAACCACGGCAACGGTTGTTTCGTCGGATTCGCCCTTCGGGTATTGTGCCATGTCACATGACATGATCTGCAAAGCGTCACCAAATTTCGCCAAGTGTTGTTGGCCGTATCCATATCCATGTGGTGAACGCACAATTCGTTTTGACTGCTGCACTGAACGCAGGCATGCCCGTCCCTCGCCAAAATCTCTGAGCGCACCCTCCTGAACATTCTCAAATTTTGCAGATCGTATCTGCGGGCATTCACTCCGCCCCTCCACATTGGGTTTTTCTCGCCCCGTATATGTAATGCATGCCCCTTGCTCGCGCATTTGTGAGAACAAAACCGCATGCCCTGTTTCAGGGTTTTCGGCTGGTACGTTATCCCGCAATGCTCGCATTCTGATTGCGGCACTTTGCGCTTGTAAGCCGCCATCCTCTTTGTTTTGGCTTCCGCTCGACACTTCTGCGAGCATTGCCGTCGCCCATGCGGAATCTTGGCTTCGCATACCGTGCAAAAATTGCCGACCTTGCCCTGTGCTAAATTGCTGGCCGTCGTCGAGCATCTCAGACTGCAAAACACCCTTTCTGACCTGCCCTGTTTCATCGCTTTTTTTAAGCTGAATATGTTTCGCTTTACCGCCTTCCCGCAATGAGCGCAGGAGAACATCACCGGAGGAAAGTAAGCGCGCCGGTTTATATCCTCCTGCGGTGTAGAATCGATGATCTCCCGTACACTCAACCACGCGTCCGCATGCAGTGCGCACTCGATAGATCGTTTCCGCCCGACGCCGCGCCACGGCCTGGATGGGTCTATAAACCAGCCTTCCGGTATCTGTTTCGGCAGACAAAACATTGCACGACATACCACAGTTTACGATGTCGCGGATTGCGACATCTCCCTGGTCTGTGGATACCATAACATCCCCGACAAGGCAATCACCGCGACGGCCGGTCATCGAGGCGACGGCATTGGCTTGCCGCCAGCCGGTTGAATCATTCTCAAAATAGGTCTTCTGGTTCTGGTCGCTGACCATTGTCATCGGCCATCGCTCTTGGAACCAATCGCTTGTAACCAGCGCCCGCATCCGCCGTGCATCGCGCACGGCCAGGCCCATCTCATGCGATGCGCCAATGATACGATTGGAGGCCAACCCTTGCGGCCCCCATTGCCACGCCGGCCAGAACACGCCGACCAACATAGATTTCATCGTGCCAGGCGGAATGTTAATCAGCAGCCGGGTAATATCGCCAGCCGTGACCGCCTCTAGGTGCCGGCACATGGAGTTGATATGTTCGCCGTGAACGTAGGGCTGCGATGGCTCCAGCACATGCCATGCGCGCTGCACAAAGTCGGCCAGCGATCGCCGGCACAGTTCCCGCTCTAGTGATATCCAATCCGATGCAACTTGATTTGCAGCGGCGCTCAATAGCACCTATTCGCTATCCTTGGGCTGCATTGCATCGAGCAGTTCGCGGATCGTCTCGGTTGACAGCTTGCTGAGATCGAGCGCCACTGCGGGCGCCGGCTTGAGCGTGCCATCCTCGTTGGAAAGGTTTACGTCCTGCTTTTCCTTCCAGCCCATCCGGCTTTTGGTCCACCAGATCATTGACCCGGTATCGCCTGACGTGGCCTTGTTGAAAAGGCTCGCCCCGACGCGGGCATTCGCCTTGGTCGCAGCCGTGGCGATCTCGCTCTTAAAGTGCCGCCGTAGCGTTGGTGTTGTGATATCCAGGCAAAGCGCAATCTCATCCTGCGGGATGCCAACCGCCACCATCTGCTCGACCATCTGGCGCTGCTGCGCGGTCGGCTCGAACGGTGGCCGGCCCATCCGTTTTTTAGGCAACGTCTTGCTCGTTTTCGCCTTTGCCATTTTCTACTCGTAAAAAACTCTCGCCGGTTGCTTCAAGCGTGGCTTCCTTGCCGGTAAAATCCTGCCAGCGCTTTACGGCAACGTCCACATAAGCCGGATTCAATTCGATGGCGTGGCAGACACGGCCTTCCATCTCGCAAGCGATGATGGTTGTGCCGCTGCCGCTGAATGGTTCATAGACCACTTGGCCGGGGCTGGAGTTGTTTCGGATCGGGCGGGCCATACACTCGACGGGCTTTTGCGTGCTGTGGCCCACTCCACTATCGTCGCGCGCCTTAATATTCCAAGTGGTCGCCTGTTTGCGATCCCCCTCCCAATGCCCAGCGCCTTTCACGGCATACCAGCACGGCTCATGTTGCCAATGGTAATGGCCGCGCGACAACGCGAAGCGATCCTTCACCCAAATAATCTGCGACCGAATATTAAAGTCACAGGCCGTTAGACTGTCCGCCACCACGCTTGCGTGCAATCCGCCATGCCAGACATAGGCAACTTCGCCTGGAAACAGCGCCCAGGCCTCGCGCCAGTCGGCGCGGTCGTCGTTTTTTACGACGCCCATTTTGCCTTTATTTTTATTGATGCCGGCATTCGCGCGCCAAGCTGGATCATACTCCACCCCATAAGGCGGATCAGTCACCATCAGATGCGGCTCGATGCCATTCAGCGCCTTGGCCACCGTGTCCGCATCCGTACTGTCACCGCACACGATCCGATGCTTGCCGAGCAACCACACGTCGCCGGGTTGCGTGACCGGATCATCGGGCGGCTCTGGCACGTCGTCAGGATCGGTCAAGCCTTCCGGCGTAGCCTCAGCCAACAACGCATCAAGCGTCATGTCGTCAAAGCCGATCAAGCCAAGGTCGAAGCCATCAGCATCCAACCCCTGCATCTCAACCTTTAGCAGGTCCATATCCCAGCCCGCATTTAGCGCTAGCTGATTATCGGCCAGGACGTAGGCTTTTGTTTGCGCCTTGCTCCAGCCCTTCGCAATCATCACCGGCACTTCGTTAATGCCGAGTTTTCGCGCCGCCATTACGCGGCCATGGCCAGCAATGATTCCACCGGCCTGGTCAATCAGTATCGGATTCGTCCAGCCCCACTCCTTGATGCTTGCCGCGATCTGCGCGACCTGTTCATCAGAATGCGTGCGGGCGTTGTTGGCGTATGGAATCAGATCGGCAACCTTGCGCCGTTCTATCGTGGCCGCCGGCCATTCGTCAGATTTCATCGAGGCACCGATTTTTGGGTAAGCTTCGCACTCCTGGCAAAGCGCAGGTTGCCGGCCTTTCG